AGGAGTCGCCGGTCCGCCGGTGAAGAACTGCTGCTCCATGCCGGCGATGAAGTCGTCGGCGGCGGAGTTGCCGCGCTCGATCTCGAAGCTGCCCTCCCAGCCGCGGGGCAGCTCGGTGCCGACCTGCGTGCCATCCAGCCGGCTGACGCGGATCGAGTGCGTGAGCTGCCGGCTTTCAAACCCGGTGACGTGGTTCAGATCGACACGGCCCGAAGGTCCCATGACGACCAACTGCGTGTCGCGGCCGACGGAAAACGTCGTGAGTGACATGCCGTTTGCTCCTTAGGAAGACTGGCCGCTGGGAAGCGTCTGACGGGATACCTGCACGGTCTGGCCGCCTTCGATGTTGACGATGAACTTCTCGTTGATCGACTGGTATTGGATCTGGGCGTCGGATTGGACGTAGCCCAGCCCGGTGCGGCTCGACGGATTGTTGGAGGTATCGCAGACCACGTTGAACGGCAGGGTCCCGTCCGTGCTGCCGAGCAGCCCTTGCGACAGATGTTCTGCAGGAACGCCATCTGCGTCGCCCGGATCTGCAGGAACAGATCGGCGTTGATGACCTGCCCGACATAGGCTCCCATGCCGGCGGCCAGTGTCGCGGCGATGTAGTTCGTCAGCCGCGTGTAGTTGTCGCCATTCGTCGCCGCGTCGGACGAAGAATTATGTCCACCGCGCACACCCCAGAACGACCCGCCGGGCTGCGGGTTCGCGATCACGTCGATGCCGACGCCCAGCAGGACCGCCAGATCGGCGCTGGAATAGGAATTGTTCTGCCCTGAGCCGGGCGTTCCCGACTTCTGGCTGCCGATGATCCCATACAGCGGCTTGTTGAGGCTGGACTGCTCGGGTGACAGGTTCGCCAGCCGCCCGGCTGCAAAGCCCTGCGGCGAAACCAGCCGCACCGTTGCGTTGACCTGGTCCGACCACCATAGCCAGTCGCCGAACATCAGCTTCGCGGCGTAGCTGTCGAGGCCGGCCTGCTGCTTCACCGCGACGGCGTTTTGAATCGTGTCGCCGGCCGGGCCGGTCAGGATCATGTAGATCCCCTCCTGCAACCCGAAGCCCGCCTGGATCGTCCAGAAATCCGGATCATCGGCGTCGGCCAGCAGCGCGATGCCGCATCCTTGGCCGCGCAGCGCATACAGGCCGGTCCGTGGCAGCACATCGTTGCCCACCAGCAGCGCGACCGAAACCCCGCTGGCGCCGTCGGTGCCGGCATTGCCGCCACCAAGCGAAAACGAGCAGGCGGCGGGCGTTGCAGTTGCCCCGCCGGCGCTGGCCGCGACCAGTTGCGAAGGACCGCGTTGCGGCCCCTGGCCCTGATTGACCGCGGCCGCCAGTGCCGTCCAGAAGGTCGCGCCGGTGCCGCCGATATTGTCGTAGACCTCCGGCTGCAGCCCAGGCAGCGAGATCGTCAGCCGCCAGGTGTTTGCTTTCGAACCGGCGGCGAGGGACAGGGTCACCTGGTTGCCGAGCGAGCCCGTGTAGAGCGCGGTGAAGGTGACGGTCGTGCTGGGAAACACGGTCTGCGCCGCCGTGTCCGTGCCATCGCTGACACGCACGCAGCGAAAATCCTGCGCCCCCTGCTGCACCGCGGTCGCGACCTGAGTCCCCATATCATATTGGCGCGCGACGACCGGTCCGAAGCTTTGCGCATAGTCGGCCATGGTGGCGACGATGACGGGCTGGCCGATGGGTCCCCAACCCGCGGTTCCCACCACGCCCACGACGTTGGTCGGGACACCGTTCAGCACCAGGCTCTGCGGCGGAACGATCTGGACGTAAAGATCCGGGACCACGAGCGCCGTGGTGTTGATGCTGCCCTGCTGGACGATCGGCATGGTGCTCAGGCCCCCTGCTTGGCGGGCGACACAACGCGCACGACGGCGTGGGCGTGCTCGCCTTTCAGGATCTCGGCGACGCGGGCGGAATCGGTGACAAGATCGCCGCGCGCGAAGCCGGCGAACGGCTTCACGACAACCAGATGAATATCCATGTTTGGCTCCGATGGTCAGGCGATGAAGCTGGCGGCGTTGATCAGAAGGTCGCCGAACAGCATGCTTGGTTGCAGCGCGGTGATGGTGGTTGCGTATTCCGCCGCGTACAGCAGGTCGCGGCGGTACAGCAGGGCGTCCTGCGATTGATCGAACACGGTGGTGCCGGCGTAGCGGACCCAGGCGTCGGTGCCGTCCGCCAGCGGCATGAACCGCATCGCTGCCATTGCCTGGTCGATTGCGGCTGCGGCTGCGTCGCGCGCGGGCGGCGTGGGGCACCAGCAGGTGATGCGAAAGGTCTGGCGCTGCCGCCGAACTTCCCGCATTGCCGACGCATCGGCGACGACGCGGACCACCACATCACCCGCGGCGGGTATTGCCAGGCTGGCCGCTGACTGCTGCACGATGAAGTCCGCGCGAACCAATGCGGCGAGGTTCGCCGCGACCAGCGCCGGCGTGTCGCCGGCTTGCGTCCGATACACGTAGCTGTGCTGATCCGCCAAGACGCCGGCGAGCTGACCCGGGTCCGCCGTTCCGCCGAACGCGATCGTTCCGTCGGTCATGCTCGCGGTCAGCGTCGGCTGCTGTGGCGTCGCGACCCATTGTTCCGCATAGCGTGTCGTATTGCGGCCGGCGCCGCCCGCCGGAAACACCGTTACGTTGATGCGTCCCCCAGCCAGATCCGTATCCAATGCTGCCGATTGGGGCCAGCCGCGATACACTCGGCAGTCAGGGCCGGGCACGCTCGGGCTGCTGGTTCCGTTCGGATACAGCGCGCCGGCAATGATGGTGACGAGCGCGTTCTCGACATCGGATTGATCCGCCATCAGTTCGTCGCCTGCTTCGCCGTGATGCGCCAGCCGAGGTCGGTCATCTCCGCGGCCGAAACGGTGGCATTGCGCCCAAGATCGTCGGTCAACAGATCGGCCGGCTGCAGCACGACCCCCGGCCAGGCGGGCAGCAGAACGGTCCAGTAGGGAACGGTCGAATCTCCCGGCAGGTCGGCTTCGGGATGACCCGCGCCCGATGCGCCCAGCACGCTCGCCGGCCAGCCTGTCAGCAGTGGTATGTTACCGCTTGGCACCATGCCGCCGTAGCTATTTGCACCAGTGCTGGATGGCGCCGCCGGCCGGCTGAACGATACGATCCGGTTGGTCTGGACGCAGAGCACCGGCAGCAGACGCTGTTGTGCCGCGACGAACCAGACGTCCCGACCCTGCACCAGATAGTCGCCCGGCCGCGTATAGGCCGCATCGAAGAACCCATGCCACAGCGACGACCCATAGCCGACCGGGTGGCTGAATTTTCCGTCGATCCCGCTGAACGCAGCGGGAAGACGAAGATAGCGGTTCACCGGGTCGAGCGGCGCGGCTGCGCCGGATGGCCGATACGCATCGGTCAACGCGCCGATCTTGCGAGCGGCGGTATTCATTCCCCAGCGGATGCGATCCTGCAAAGCTGTCGGTTGCATCTCAGACCACCAGGACCAGGCCGGTGTCGACCAGGGCGGGGCCGGGCGGCACACCGAGGAATCCGCACAGGCGGCGGCACCACTCGGTGAACAGCCGCAGCCGGTCTCGCGGTTCGTTGGCGTTGCGCGTCCAAACCGCCGCCTGGTCGGTATCAAGGTTCTCGCCTGACCGCGGAACGGCGAACTCAAGCATCGTCAGGGAGCCGAGATAGCGGCGCGCGATGGCCAACTCGGCATCGGACAGGTTGGTCATGCGGAACTCCAGCAGCCCGTAAGCCTGGAAGAATCGCCAGTTCTGCATCGAGGCCGCGGCCGCGCCATAGGCCGGGTAGCCGCAGAAGCGCCGGATATCCGTCTTCTCAGCGTCGGTCAGCGGGGGGTTCAAAGGAATGATCCATCGCCGCGGCTGAACAGCACGGTGCCGCTGCCGGCGGCGAGGACGGCAGCGGCGTAAGCGATCAGGCTGTTGACCGAGAGCATCACGCGGGTGTTCGGCAGCACCGGCATGTCTGCATTGGTGGCGGCGACCGTCTGGTCGGCGCCGAAGCGCACA